TTTATGTTTTCCAATCCTCAACATTATTGCTGAAGATTGTTCACACGATAATGTGGTGTAGAGCAGTAACTCTAGCATGGGATGAACGCTCCGTTCCGCGACTTACTTGCGTCCCTTTCGGGATGAACGACAGGTCTATTATAGACCTCATACATTATATAGTCAAGTAGTTTTTACAGAAACATTCCAGTCAGACTCATGTACTTGAGAGTTTCTTTTAGACTCCCACGATGGTCAAGACCAACAGAAATTTGTGGGTACTCTGCCTCCTCACCAAATTCTGCACGGAACTGTGGGTCAGTAAAATCAGTACCAAGTAGAAATACTTTTACGTTTTGATCAATACTATTGAGAAGACTCTCTGCCCTCTCACATTCTTGACTACCATTAGAGTAAATAAGAGCTTGCACTTGGTCTCTCTCCCTTTCTTTTTTTCTATGTTGTTCCCACATTTGAGCAACCATATCAACTGGTTCTGTGGTTCGTGAGTGAATATCCTCTTTATGATTTAACCATTTATCAATTGCTTCCTGTGTAGGAACTTCAATTCTTACCATGGTGCCATCTTCCTCAAACTCTTTATTCATATCAATGTATGTTTGAGGAGTGATTTTAATCCCTTTGTCTCCAGTCATCTGTTCTTTCATGCGAAAACCAATCTACAATATCATCTGCACCACCAAACCCTGTTTTATGATTAGATGGATCCGGGTCACCTAAATCCATCTGATTCATAAAATCGTCAAGTCCTCCTTCTTTCATATCAGGATTACTGGCTTGTCTACGTGATTTTCTCAGTATCGATGCTGCACTTTGATTTGATTTTGCTAATTTGTTTGCCCAGATCATGTCTGTCAAACTTACCTCTTCTCCTAAAGCAATTTTTTGACAAATTGCTTCTAGACGCAACCGATATTGGGTTGAAAGCATACGCGGAACACTCCTGCTAGTGTATTTATTTTAATGGTCTACCGTGTTTGTCAACCAATCCAAGTTTCTTTACTTGTGAGAGATTAGATCTCCGACTCTTCTTCAATTTTTTGTATTCTTTTATGATTTTATCGATCTCTTTTTGTGAGACTTTGACTTTTAATTGATCACTATCATCATTAGAAACGAATCCAAGGCCTGCCTTCTTTGTTTCCTCTACTGAATCAACATAGTCATTGATATTTTCTTGGATTTCATCACGGATCAGAGAGTTAATTTGTGACCTAAGATCTTCTTCATTCATTTTCTTTTCTTTTCTTTCTTTGGTTTTTGACCCCATAGTTTTGGATTTGCAGTGCCGTATCCAAACTCAATTTTTTTGACAGCATCTTTTCCATACTTGTCATAATACATATCAAACAATTTAGAAACTTTACTGCATCGAGTAAGATCAATATATTCAACACCATTGCTGATATACCAGATCAATCTAGCATCGTTTGGAAAAGATGTATCGTTTGCTGCTTCAAGGGTAGTTTTCTCAAGGAGAATCTGGCAACTATAATCAGAGGGATTTACCTCTTTAACATCTGATCCAAATTCAGCCATTTCCTTTTCCTGGTCTACTGCTACTGTCATCCGCGACCTCCCCATTGGATATCTGGATATGCTGTTTCAACAATATCTTTAGTTATCTTATATTTAGTTTGCAAAACTTTATCTTTCACTAAGCAGAGAACTTGCGATTCCTTCGGGTGAAGTCCTCTTAGTAAGTTGATAAACATCATTTCTCTACGTGTCTTGGTTAGAGAATCATTGCCACCCTTCACATAATGGTAAAGGTTCTGCCACTCTCTACGAAGGGAGGTTTTACCTCTACCATCCAGATCTTGTCCGGTGGCAGATTCCATGTCTCCCCTCATCTCCTTCTCTAAATTATCAGACAAAGTTCCACTGTAGACAGTTTGATCTCCAATATCTCCATAAGGAACTTCACCTTCAGGAACCATTGAGATAATGGTATCATCAAAATTCCAGATAAAGATTGCCTTGAGAGCATCGTGCTCATACTCTTGTAGAACTTCTACTTTTTTTGCTTTGGATCGTTGCTTACTTGTAAGTTCCAGAACTTCAAATACAAACGGGTTTTGTGGAAGGACTTCTTTCTTAGTCGTCTTCGTTGTCTTCGTCGGGCTCATAATCGTTTTCAAATCGTACTGCTAAAATTTCATCAGGTAATACATTTCCGTTTTCATCAAACATCTCTGGATGCATGTAAACGGGTTGAGTTTGGTATACGTGGTCCTTTGCTAACCATCCTACCACACCTCCTACAAAAAAGAACATAATTGAAACCAATGTTCCTATGGTCAAGGTTACTGCTAACATCTTCTGTGCCTCCAGAGATTATTTCTTTCTAATATCCAGATAGAAGTTTAGGTGAAATACAATCTCTCGGCGGAAGAGAGAGACCATCTTGCCAAACTTTACCTGAAAAGTTTTTGGTGGTTCTGGTTTCTTCCTCCTATTACGTAATAATAACTCAACCCCACGATTAATGTGGGTTTCCTGATTATTTAGATTTCTTTTTTCTGCGTCCAGGTCTTCTGTCATTACTATACCTCTGTGCATCTTCTAATATACCATGCAAATAAACTTTTATTTTTCTTGCTTGGGGCTTAGGAATGTGACCATAACCTTCGCGAAGTTGTTTGTGTTCATTATCTGAGCCACCCTTGAGATATTCTTCAAGTTCATTTGTAAGATCATTTACTTCTTTGGCAGTGGTGCTTTCAATAAAAGTATCTACCTCATGTTTTTTAACCTTAGCATCTCTGAGATAATCATAGAATTTTAAATTCATTTGCCCCTCAAAGGCATTATCAATTGCATGTTCAACAAGATCGTAGATGTCGATGAGGTTTTGTTCCATTTATACTAATTTTTGCTCCCGCAAATACTCTACAGTTTCGGTACAACCACCAATAAGTGTATCGTCTTTGATAACTCTTGGGAAGGTTGCTCCTTGACCAAATTTATCATAAAACTCTTCACGGGTATAGTCCCTATCAAGTTTATATATCACATGCTTAATTTCAGCAAGTTGTAACGCACGACACACTTTAACACAAAATGGGCATCCGTCTTTTGAATATACTGTAAATGTCATTGCTGTACCTGTTTCCAATCGTTGTCAAAAATTTCTAAACCTTTATCCGTGAGGATGTGATCATACATCTGATCAAATACTTTAGGTGGCATTGTCACAACCTCAGCTCCATTATACCACGAACGAACAGCACGTTGTACGCTACGGATAGAAGCAGAAAGAACCTGAGTTCTAATACCATGAATTTGATACAGTCCAGTGATGGAACGTACAACCTCCAGACCTGCCACTGACTGGTCATCTAAGCGTCCTACAAAGGGAGAAACATATGTTGCCCCTGCTTTCGCTGCTAGGACTGCCTGAGAGGCACAGAAGATAAGTGTAACGTTGACCTTAATACCTTGCTCAGACAATCGCTTACAAACAATTAATCCTTCACGAGTACAAGGAACTTTGATAGTGGCCACATCACCAAACTTTTCGTATAGACGAATACCTTTATCATACATCTCTAGGTCAGATCCTACGACCTCCATGCTAATGTCTTGTACCCCAATGTCTTTAATCTTTTGGTAGACATCTTCTGGGTTTTTTCCACTCTTCATGATGAGGGTGGGATTAGTTGTAACACCATCAACTAATCCTGTTGAGAAATATTTTTCAATTACATCGGTGTCTGCCGTATCTAAAAAGATTTTCATGTATGGACGAAGTACTACGTCCATTATATATCATTCCTCTTTTTTGTAAAGACTCTCTAGTTTTTCTCTAGAGAGATCAACATACATCACTTCTTCACCTGCTTCAGGTGCCTCGGGATGACGTGGTTTAGATGGTTTAGACATCATCTTATTGATGTCACGAACGTTAGACCACATAAGAGCAAAGGCTCCTCCCGCAATAAGAGAGAAGCACACGCCCCATACAAAAGCAAGATAGTGATTCATAATTCAGAACCTTTTTGAATTGTTAATGGTGGTCTGAATGGGCAATCAGCACATCCAGCACCACAACATCCTCTAACCCATGTGCCTAAAATTTTCATATAAGATCCTAGACGTTTTGTAAACAGTGATTACTAATCGAGTTAATAGATACCCAATAACTAATCCTAATGCGAACTGAATCACAGTGCATTGCCTCTTGGCAATACTTCTTCTGGGAATACAAAGTCCTCATGTGGTTGGTCAGCAGGTGCCATCCAAGCACGAAGTCCTTCATTCAGAAGAATGTTCTTGGTATAGAAAGTTTCAAACTCTGGATCTTCTGCCGCACGAATTTCTTGAGATACAAAGTCGTAAGCACGAAGATTAAGAGCGAGTCCAATAATACCGATAGAACTGACCCAGAGACCCATGACGGGAACGAAGAGCATAAAGAAATGCAACCAACGCTT